CCACGGACCCGGCGATCCGGAAGCTGCAGGACGAGGTCCGCCGCTACATGGCCACCATCGAATTGATCCACGGCTACCGCGAGGCGGCCGAGGCGATCGACACCAATGCCGAGATCGAAATCTCGGATGAGCAAGACGACTTCCTGAACACCCTTGAGGAATCCGAATGAGCACCGAAGCCAACACCCCGGCTGAAGAACTTGCCCCCGTTACCGAGCAGGCCACCGTCCGCGCCATCGAAGAGGGCGCCGTCGAGCTCGAGCCCATCGCCGAAGAGCCGGCCGCCCCAGCCACCCCCGCGAAGCCGGTCGATGAAAAGCCGGTCGATCCGCGCGCCGCGCGCATGGAAGAACTGGCGGAGCGCAACCGCGCCCATTCCGCCGATGAACTGGAACAGGCCCGCGAGACGTTCACGCCGGCCGAACCCGTCGTGGCGCCCGCGCCGGCCGTCGAGCCCGAGCGGATGATCAAGCTCAAGGTGCGTGGCGAGGTCGTCGAACTTCCGGAATCCGAGGTCATCGCCCGGGCGCAGAAGAACGACGCGGCCGACCAGTACCTCACGGAAGCCCGAGATTTGCTCGCTGAGGCCAAGCGCACGGTCAAGCAGCCGAGTGCCGTCCAGACGCCAGAACCCGCCCCAGCCCAGGCTGAGCCGAAAGTAGACCCCATCGCCAAGGCGGTGGAGATGATCCAGGTCGGCGGCGACCCCGCCGAGGTTCGCGCCATCCTCGCGAGCGAAATCGCAGAGCAGGCCAAGCAGGCCACCGAGCAGGCGCTGACCAACCGCGACAGTTCGACCCGGGCCCGGAACTACGATGCCGATTATGACGGCGGGTTTGCGGAAGTCGCCAAGGCGGCGGATACCGCGAACATCATGAAAGATGCGGTCGGATTCAGCACCGTGCGCGGGCTCGCCGGCTCGCTGCAGGCGTACGCAATCGCCGATTTCCTCGGCAAGGCTCCCGAGCATGTCCAGAGCGCCTTCGCTGGCGCCGGCATCACGGCGGAGACCCTGCCTCGTTACACCCCTGAGGACGCCAATGCCCTGTACCGGGACATGCTCCTCAAGGGCTATCACCTCCCGCGGCCGAGCGACGTCATCAAGGCCGCAGCAAAAACCGTAGCGGAAAGGTTCACCGGCAACACCCCGCCGGCACCAGCAACTGTTCCAGCTCCCACCGTCCTTGATCGCTCCGCGAGAAAGGACGCCCTCGTCCAACCCGAACGCACGGCTCTCCCCCGTGCCAGCACCGCCAAGCCGGCGCCCCGCAGTGAGGCCCAGCGCGCAGCATCCGCGCGTCAGGAAATCCGCGGCCACCGCCGAAGCGGAGCCGCACGCGGATAGCCTCTCACCCAAGAGGTCAAAATGCCTGAAATCACCTGGGACGCCAATGACGGCTATATCCATAGCAATCAGGTGTCCAAGCTCCTCCGCGAATCGCTTCGCCCCAAGGGCAAGTTTCGCCAGTTCTGCACCATCCCGTCCGAAGTCGACGGCGCTGCCGGTCTCAACAAGGGCAACACGTTCTACTGGAACGTGATCTCCGCCCCGGCCCGGCAGAACTTCCGCCTCGCGGAAACCGACCGCATCGCTTCCTCGAGCGTCGGCGTGACCCAGAACAGCCTGACCGTCGTCGAAATGGGCCGTGCCATCGAGCACACCAGCAAGGCGCAACTGCTCAGCTTCCAGGACTGGGAAGCCATCGTCGAGAACGGCCTCGCCTTCATGGCCGGCGCCCAGTTCGACGTGGAGTCCTTCCTGCAGTTCAAGGCCACGCCGCTGCATGTCGCTCCGACCAGCGGCACGTCGACGACCTCGATCACCGCCGTGACCAACTCCCACCCGACGATCACCAACAACGTCGCGCTGGGCACCGGTCACATCAAGGCGATCGGCGACTACATGAAGAACCGGAACATCCCGCCGCACATGCAGCGTGATGCCTATGTCTGCGTTGCCGGCATCGACACCCTGCGCCCCGTCAAGGACGCGCTGGAGTCGATTCACCAGTACACGGAGACCGGGCTGTCCTTCATCAAGTACGGCGAGATCGGCCGCTACGAGGATTTCATCTTCGTCGAGCAGACCATGATCCCGGCGGGCGGCGCCTACGACACGACCACCTTTGACGCCTACACCGACACCGCCGATGCGTGGAACAACGCCAAGTCGAGCTGGGCGATGTTCTTCGGTGATGATCCGGTCTCGGAAGCGCCGGTGGTGCCGGAAGAGGTCCGCGCGAAACTGCCGGAAGACTACGGCCGCGACAAGGGTGCGGCCTGGTACGCCCTGACCGGCTTCGGCATCTCGCATCCGGACGCGACCAACGCCCGCATCGTGATGTGGAACTCGGCGGCCTGATCCGGCCTGATCGAACAATCGAACGGCGCTCGCGATGGGCGCCGTTTCCGTTTTCACCCCCAACCTTTGGAGCAAGGGTCATGGGATACGCAAATCCGCAGCAGCGGATCACCTACAACTGGACCGGCATGGACTTTGGCGTTGGAGCCGATGTTGCATCGTCGTTCCAGGGCCCGAAGGGCATGGTCGGCAAGATCAAGGACATCATCGCGGTTGGCACGGAAGTGTTCACCGACGGTGGTCTCATCAAGATCGGCACGACCGGCGATGACGACGCCTATGCCAGCGCGGCCCTCGGCACGCTGGCGGCGACCGATACCTTCGTCGCCACGCAGGACGACACCGACGCGATCATCGAATCGAACCTCCCGGCCGATACCCAGGTCGAGGTCGTGTTCGGCAAGGTGACGGCGGGCGCCGGCGGGACCGGCATCGCCAACGTCCACATCGTCGTCGAGTGGTACTGACACGGACGCCGGGGCGCGGTGTCCCGGCGCCATCCTCCTTTCCAAGGAACCCAGAAATGAAGCGCAGCAACGACACCAACCAGGGCAAGGTCGACAAGTCGGCCGCCCGTGGCCAGACCTTGCGGACGCCGATCGGCAAGGACTCGTCCGACTTCGCCGGCAAGGCCTCCGACGAGGTCCCCGCCAAGATGAAGATGGGCGGCGGCATGAACGATCTGAGCCGCACCATCCCGGCGAAGGGCTGATCCCATGGCATCGCCCCGGAACAAGGCCAAGGCGGCGGCGCCCAAGGTCGCATCGAAGCCGGCCAAGCGCGTGTTCAACCCGCTCGCGGCGTTCGGAACGGTGACCCCGCCCGAGCGCGGGGCGGTGTTCTATCAGGACGGCGGCTACTTCAATGCCAGCCACGATCTGGTTTTCGAGGATTATCCGGCCACTCCCCCGGAAGTCGTCGAAACCGAGGTCACCGTCGTCGATGCCGAAACCGGCACCATCAAGACCGAGATCGTCCAGACCGAGGCCCCAGTGGTCAACGACGGCGATCCCAAGGTGATCCTCGCCGGGTGGCTCAAGGGCGAGACGAAACTCCCGTTCCTGACCGTGCGGGGGCTGGTCAAGAGCGGCTTCAACCAGGTGCTGGTCACCAAGGACGAGATCATCTCGTATCTGGTCAATGAGGCCAACCTGGTGCCGGCCGAACAGGTGAAGGTCGCGAACTGACATGGCGATGACCTTCACGGTATTGACGGGGGCGAAGTCCGTCACCGGCTCGATCAAGTCGTGGCAGAACTACGCCCAGATCGATGCCGAGGGCGTGCTTGCCGATGCGGAGGCGATGATTTTCCAGCGCCTTCGCGTCCGCGAAATGCGGGCCTCGGAAAACCTCACCGTGAAGGTTGGCGCCTCGTCTGTCGATCTGCCAGACGGGTTCCTCGACCCGTTGAAGCTCAGGGATATCACCAACGACTGCAATCTCGGCATGCTGTCCGAGGAGCAGCTCGAGGATATGCGCACATGGACCGATGCGGTGCTGGACAGCGGCGACCCGTCCGCCTTCGGGATCTACGATGAGGCGCTACAATTCGACTGCCGCACGACGAGTCAATGGCGGGCGCGGCTGATCTTTTATCGGAAGCCGGATGCGCTCTCGACGAGCAATGAGACGAACTGGATGTGCACTCGCTACCCGCACGTGCTGCGCATGGCGTGCCTCGCGGTAGCGGCTCGGTTTGCCCACGATTCGGAAATGCACCAGCGGGAACAATCGCTGCTCTTCGCCGAGATCGACAATTTGAACGCTCTCGACGAGCAAAGCCGGCGCGGGCAGGAGAACTAGGCGATGGCCAACAACCTCGGAACACACGTCGATGACTATGTCGTCGGGGGTTCATATGATGAGTGGGGGACCTATTTTCTCGAGGACCTCGCCATCCTGAATAAGCAGGGAGGCGACACCCACACCGTCTCCGATACCACCGGCCCGGTAACGCTGACCACGGTCCAGTGCCAGAACTTCTCCATCCTCGCGACGGGCTCTGGCTCGACGACGGTGGATATCCGAGTGCCGGATTCGATCTCCCGGTTCTGGTATGTGCGGAACGACCGCGCATCGGGCACGATCACCGTGCGCTGCGCGGCGGGGGGCGACGCCATAACCATCGCGGCGGGCGAAAAGCGCCTCGTACACAGCGATGGCACCGACTGCACGGACATTTCCCTCACCACGCTGGCAATCGCCTCTGTGAGCGGCCTACAAGCCGCGCTGGACGCCAAGGCGGCGCTGGCCAGCCCGACGTTCACCGGCACGCCGGCGGGCCCCACGGCGGCCGCGGGAACTAACACCACCCAGATCGCCACCACGGCCTTCGTTAAGGCGGCGGTTGACGTTGTG